ACCAGCGGGATGACTAAAAACACCAGTAACTCGCTCATCTGTGTACTCCTTCCATTCCACCTTCCCACCTGCTTGCTGGAACCTAGCCATCATTGCGTCTGCTTTCAAGGCTGGTCGCCCTTGGATAACGTGATAGTCACGCGCAGCTATAGCAGGGTGAGAACCTTCTGCCTGAGCTACTAGCATCAAAGCCATAGCTTCCTCTGCTGTCTTGACGTTGAATAGTCCAGACTTGGCAACTGCTACTGCCATCTTTTCTATATCTTGGTACGGAACTAAGTTACTCATTTAACCCTCTCTTTCATCAATGCGTCTGCAATTGCGTATGCCGCATGAGCAATATCATTTTGGTGGTTTAAATGCACTAAATTAACCAATGCTGCCGCCGCAAAGTAATCCCGTAAGGTCATGCCGCCTTCAATTGCCATGACATGACTTCCCATTCCTTGAGGTGCTACATATTTAATTTCTGGAAATGCTTTCATCTCATCCCCTCGCTTTCATCATTGCGTCTGCTTGTAAATAAGCGGCTAAAGCAACCTTACTCCTACGGTCATCACCATCAGCAACAGTTGGGTCAGTGTCAAAAATATTTATTAATTGCTCCATAGCTTTAGCAGCAAAATAATCTCTCAATGTCATCCCGTCTTTCTGGTGAATTGATTGTGGAAATACATTCATCTCATCCCCTATCATTTAAGTAAGAACCTACGTGAACCATTTACTTCAACTACAAACTTTTGATAAACGTCTGGCATAGCCTGTTTAAACAACTCGCTTGAGAACTTCATGCTTGGCTTAGAGTTACGCCACGTTACAAGCGTCTTTCCATCCACGCTAACGAGCGAACCTTTCGCACCCATATATTCCCTAATCGCAACTTCGACTTTCTCCGCTTCTGTCTCAAGCTGCTTGATACGTGCCTTGTACTCTTGAAGAACAACACAAGCCTGTTCAACCGCGCCTGTTGCAGTTGCGACTTCCTCACTTGAAGTAGGCCAGATAAGCTTGGTTGATTCAACATCACTAGCCTGTGGCTCGGCATTCGATACAACAATGCCCCAAAACTTTGCCATCTCTTTGACAAGCTCATCTTTCATTTCCTGAGTAATGTTGAAGTGGAATGTTCTGAACTTTTGTCCACCAAACAAGACCGCAAGATAAATCTCATCCACGTTATGACAGGCAGCTTCGTGGACGAGTTGCGCCATATCAGCAGCAGGAACCATGTTTGTTTCTTCGTCGAACTTAGACATAACGCCCATGTTGTAGTTCTTGCATTCAACGAGTATTCGTCCATTTGCACTGATGTAGTCAAAATGAGATTTAAGCCACGGCTCAGTCTTATGCGAAAGAACATAATCAGCGTCCTTGAGTTCTATCTTGTGCTTGTCTTGGAACAGTCTGGCAATGGTTGGTTCCATCACCTTACCCATTTGTACTTCTTCCACCTCAGATAGATCAGGCGGTTCCTTCTTTCCCTGCTTAACTAGGATTGCGTCAGCAGCGCGACCGTTAGCTGCTAGGCGGCTGTCTCCTGACCACCATGCTGCATTACGTACCTCTGGTGCAAAATCATCGGTGTTTACACTTGTCATTGCAAATCTCCCCTCATAGTTGGTTGTAGTATGTGGTCGGCAATCTCTTGTCTATCCACACCTGTCATATCTAATATCGTTGATAGCAGGATTAGAGTGGCTGCTCCCCATCCTGCTAGGTCATTACCGAATTCATCCTCTAGGACTGCTGTAAGCCTTCCTATCGTGCGATCTAAGTCTTGGGGGCTATAGGGTAGGGGCTTCACGCATAGCCTCCTCAAGCTCTTTTAAACGCTCTAGTCGTTCCATCTCTGCTTCATTGTTTAAAACAAACAGAGTGGCTTTATCTCCGCAACGGTTTGGCAGTTGTGTCATGCGTTCTGCGTAGCAGTAAGGGAACTCAGCGTTACCAGTTACTAGGTCAACGGTTGTTAGCTTGGGATGTAAGCAGCGATCACGCTGATTGTGTGGTGTTCCGTAGAAAAAACAATCTACGCACAGTTTGATGTCTTTTAAATATGTCATTCCTAATCTCCCGAAAGGGTTGTCTAATTTAGTAGCAGTTGGTTGTGCAACTATTTCCGTAGCAGCAAGTAGTACAAGTAACGCAACGTCCTTGGTCGCAATACGTGTTGTATGTGCATGATGCGTAAACAAGTGGGGCAGTAACAGCTAACCACAAAGCGAATAGATACTTCATGTTTCCTCCTAAGTTGTCATTAAAAAAGATATTGCAAACGCAATGTAAATGATTATCAGATTATTGTCTATGAATAATAATTATGAGTTTTCAGATAGCAATAGGGACTATCTATCTGTGGATAACCTGTGGATAACTTTGATCTGGCACGGTTCTTGATATATATAAAGACAATGAATAGTTACTTATACAAGTAACTATCGACTATTTTCTTTATCTCTATAGAAAAACATATAATAGGTGCTTAAAAATTAAGCAGTAACAATTACTTAACTTTTTTTACCTTTGGGGTTTTGAATCCCATAGCTCTGAACTTAGCTCTCAGGTCTGTACCTGCTGCTGATGTGTAAGCAAAGTTTTGATCTAGTATTGACGTTGCTTTCGGGGTTTGGGGCTTTAACCTTTTGGGTCTCGCGCTTGACTGCGCGTCCGGTTGTGCCAGCGGAGTGACAGCGTAGAGTTTCTTAGGATTGGACATGAATCCTCCAGAGTAGGGTTTAAACGCGCATACGGGCGCGTGGGGCTGAAAATTCAGGCATGGGAATGGAAAGATACCATCCCATCCTGAAAACGCCTTAAAACGGCTTATACGGACAATGCTAAAAGTTGTGCAGTATTTAGTAAATCGTCACGTTTTTCTAAAAAGTAGTGCTTTTCGTCAACTGGACAATGATTCGACAGCATATTGAAAGCGGTAGCGCCTTCAATAAGTCCATCAATAATTCGCTGAAAGTCTATTGTTTCATCAATAATTAAATCAGTATTTTCACTTGCAACTATCAAACTCTCTTTAAGCTTACCCATAACAATCCCCTATAAATTGATTTAAACGCCTTTTAAGGCGATAAAAAAGGGTTGCCGATACCCTGACAACCCTAAGTAGTTAAAACGTCTTAAATCGCTTCTTCTTCGTCTTCGTCTTCGTATTCTTCTTCGCAATCTATTTCATTCACCCATTCTTCGCGGTCAACTAACTTCCCTTCATTGTCATCATTACGGTCAAAATGCTTTGAAAAAGCTTTTTCTTTTGCTTCTTCTTCATTTGAAGCATTAACTTCATATTCATAAACAGTTATTTCTTTAATTGCAACAATCACTTTAAAAGTAAAGTTCTTCATAAATCCCCCTATTAAATTGATTCATAATCAGTAATTACTAATTCGTTATGTATTCCAATTGGCTCTTTATCGTCTAAATAGAAAAAAATGCTTTCGTCTTCAGCGTCTTCGATTCCATCCCATACGCCACGCGCAACTACCATTTGAGAGAATTTTTCTTTGTTGTCTAGCCAGTAGCCATTTGCAAGTATTTTTTCGTATTTCATAAATCCCCCTAAACAGACAATAAAAGTATAAAAAAGCAATACATAATCAGGAAACAAAACGCACCGGCAATCATTTCAAGTAGTGTTTTAAGCATTTACTTTCCCCTCACCAACGTCACAAAAAGAACAACGTCTAACCCAAAAATAGATTTTTATTTCTTTGCATTCAACACAATTTATTTTCAGTAATTTTTTATAATTAAGCATGATTAGCCCCTATTTCATCCGCGCAATAGTGCCCGTCTAATCCATCATCACCCAACTTGTCGCAAATGCTTATACAGCGCCTTTTCTCATGCGTAATAGCGAATTGAAATACTTGCCAGCAATCCTCTAGTTGAGTGTAGTGTTCGCGGTATTTTGAATTGCGATAAAAATCGTCGCTTTCCATAATTAAAAATTCTATTACCGCCTCTACTGGTATTCCGCCGATAGAGTCTATTGCTTCAATAAATGCTTTTTGATTAGCGTTTAATAAATCGTAATTATTCATTTTTAGCCCCCTAAAATATTGATTTTGGTTTTCTGAAAACCCTTTGTTGTTGCTATGCTTTTCGCTAATTCAATTACTTCATTTAAATCATTGCTTATGAAAGTATTAAGTGTTATTCCGTAATATTTCACTTGAGCGCAAAATGAATAACAACCAAAAGCTTGATAGATTTCAATGGTTGCCGTTTTAGTTTTTGACATTATCTAATCCCCTAAAGTGTAGGAAATAGGGGGAAAATCCCCCTACTTTGTTTATGCTGCTAATAATTCGTCGTTGACTAGTTCCTGCTTATCACTACCGCACATAAGCAGAAAATCACTAGCTTGCTGAGCAAGTGCTGAAGCTTTAAATATCGCTCTGCTATCTGCTTTCAGGCATTTCAACCATGATTCGATATAACCTGCGTGACGTAGATCGCCTTTGATGCCGTGTTGCTGACATAGAAATGCTGCACCCAACTCTGCAACTAGTTCCTCGAAAGCATAGTCAGCATTGCCGAATCTACCCTTAGATAAATCACGGTCGCAACGTGTTTTGTCACTAGTCCAGTGGGTTAATTCGTGAAAGAAAGTCGCGTAATAATGCTCAGCGGATTGAAAGGTATTCAATGCGGGCATACGGATAGAATCGATTGATGGAATGTAGCAAGCGGTATCACCACCAATAGAATACTTTGCTTGTGTTGCAATGATTCTGCTTTCACAAGCTTCAATTTTTTGATTATCGCTAACCGGAATATCTTCACTAGGTACTATGTCAATACCTTCGACTTGTTCGACGTTGAAAACATGGTAAGCCCGTGCAAATTGATAAACCTTGTCTTCACCTGCTTTTTCTGCTTTCTTATCCTTAGCTTGTGAGAAAAAAATAATCTTTGCTGCTTTCTCACCTTTACGTACATTGCCGCCTAAATTAGCCCATTGGTCATACGTAGCCCATGCCGGATTAGAGTAGCCTTTGATGCCACTAATCATTGCCAGTAGTAAACGATTGATACCTCTGTAAGCTTTACCGCTAACTACGTTTTTATCTGCTGACATAGGTGCATTCCACGGCTTTACCCACGGAGTAGCACCTTTTTCTAGTTCAGCGATGATTGAGTCGGTAATTTCTTGATAGATAGTCATTTGTCTAATCTCCGTATGTAGTCGGAATTGCTAGTTATTGAATTCTGATAATGTTTTCTTCGCAATACAGTCTATTAGTGCCGAATAATCCATGTGCCCTACTAACTGCTTGCCATGAAATATCGGTGTATTTGAGTTTACGAAAACCCTTGCGAAATGAAGGGTGAACAAGCTTGCTATCATTAACGTGAAACTCTGCTCCTGATTCTAAAAGCTTGATAATTGCTTCTTTGTTCATTGTCTAATCCCCTATTAATTGAATACAGAAAGAAAACCAATGATGAAATAGACTGCAGCCAATGCAAACACAGCCAAGAATGCCGCTTCTGATAGCAAGAATTCGTAAATCTTTTTCATGTTAATCCCCTAAGTAGTTGATGAATTGTTGTTGCTGAGTAATATTATATATAGGTTATAGGATTATGCAATACATTATGTTCATTGTATTTAACAATCTATTGTCTATAAACAATAGCCATAGGCTATATATATCTATATAATATATATACGTACTTTATATGATTACTATATAAGTTGTTTAATATAAATATATAGCAGTTGGTAATTGTGCAATAG